CTCTTTTGCAGGCTCGTGAAATTGGAAAGATTGAGGCCAAACTTGGCACCAATCCTTTCGTGAAACCAACTACGTCTGCACCTGCACCGATTTCGCCTGTGACTGCACGCACCAGTGGAAGCCCGTCCTACGACACGACTGATCCTCGCTCGACGAAGACCATGAGTACGTCAGATTGGATTGAAGCTGAACGCGCGCGGCAGATGAAAAAGCTGCAAGCGCAAATGAACCGCTAACTTTAAAAGGACTGCCGAAATGTCTAACAGCATTCTTACCATTGACATGATCACGCGGAAGGCTCTGGAAATCCTGGAGAACAACCTCGTGCTCACCCGTAACGTGAACCGCCAGTACGACGACAGCTTCGCTGTTGAAGGTGCCAAGATCGGTTCTACCCTGCGTATCCGCCTGCCTGACCGCGCTCTGGTCACCGATGGCGCCGCCCTGCAAGTTCAGGACGACAACGAGCAGTTCACCACCCTGACTGTGTCTTCGCAGAAGCACATCGGCGTGAACTTCACCTCTGCCGAACTGACCATGCAGTTGGACGACTTCGCAGAGCGTGTTCTCAAGCCTCGTATCAGCCAGTTGGCTTCGTCCATCGACGCTGATGTGGCCAACAGCTACAAGTACATCGGCAACACCGTTGGCACTCCTGGCTCTACCCCCAGCACCTCGCTGGTTCTGCTGCAAGCCCAGCAGAAACTCAACGAGAACGCTGCTGTGATGAACCCGCGTTATGCCACCGTCAACCCCGCCGCTAACGCTGGCTTGGTTGAAGGCATGAAAGGTCTGTTCAACCCGACCGACACCATCAGCAAGCAGTTCAAGAACGGCATGATGGGCATGGGCGTGCTGGGCTTCGACGAAGTCAACATGTCTCAGTCGATCAAGCAGTTCACCACCGGCTCGCGTACCGCTACCGGCGGCACCCTGTCGGCTGCTGTGACTGCCGAAGGCGCAACCACCATCGCCATCACCGGCGCCGGTGCTAGCGCTACCGTCAAGATCGGCGACGTGTTTACCGTGGCTGACTGCTACGCTGTGAACCCGCAAACCCGTGAGTCCACTGGTTCGCTGTTCCAGTTCGTTGCAGCCGCTGACGTGACCCTGAACGGCTCTGGCGCCGGCAACATCACCGTGTCGCCGATGTACTCGGCCAACCATGCTCTGGCTACCGTGGACGTGCTGCCCCAAAGCAGCAAGGCCGTGGTGTTCGTTGGTGCCGCCTCCACCCAGTACGCTCAGAACCTGGTGTACCACAAAGATGCAATCACCTTCGCTACCGCCGACCTGCTCCTGCCGCAAGGCGTGGACATGGCCGCTCGCGCTGTCCATAATGGCATCAGCCTGCGCGTTGTTCGTCAATACGACATCAACAACGACCGTATGCCCTGCCGTATCGACGTTCTGTACGGCTACAACGTGATTCGTCCTCAAATGGGCGTTCGCCTCTGGGGCTAATCAAATGGGGCTTCGGCCCCGTTTCCGTAACTTTTTTAAAAGGAAATTATCATGGCTCTTCCTAATGGCGCTGGTGGTTACCAGATTGGCGACGGCAACGTCGGCGAAGCTCAACTGTTTGTTCAAGGTGCCCCGACTGCACTGACCGCCGCAGCTACCGCTACGGCTGCTCAACTGGCAAACGGCCTGTTCACTTTCAACGGCACCGCCGGCAACCTGACTCTGCCCACCGTGGCAGAATTGGAAGCTGACGTTTCTAGCGCGTCTAAAGTGAACGCCGCGTTCGACTTCTACGTCATCAACATTGACGCCGGCACTGACGACGTGACTGTGGCTACCGCTACGGGCTGGACGCTGGTTGGCAACATGGTTGTGACCGAGACTACTTCGGGTCACTTCCGTGCTCGCAAGACCGGCGACGGTTCTTGGACGCTGTATCGCATCTCGTGATAGCCAGGGGGCTTCGGCCCCCTGTTTTTAAAAGGACATACCATGCCAAATACCAAGTCTGTAGGCGTTGCGTTTAGCGACCCTGAACTGACCTCCGGCACAACGATTACGGGCGCAATCATCGACAGCACGTCGAAGGTTTTGTCCAACATCGCCAACGGTCTTACCGCGTCTCAACAGGGCGCGACTATTGCCACTACCGGCAACAGCGACGTTTTCGTCATCGCCCCTGCGGCGGGGGTGCTGACTTCTGCTGTGTTCTCGGGTGTGGACGCGCTGGCTGCAAGCGATACCAACTACATCACGTTTTCCGTTACCAACCTTGGGACTACGGGTTCCGGCACCGCTGCTATGCTGGCGGCCACCGACGCCAACACGACCAAGACTACTGGCGGAACTGCGCTGACGGCTAACGCTGCACGCACGCTTTCTATCAACGGTACTGCTGCCAATTTGGTGGTGGCTGCTGGTGATCGTCTGCGTATCCGTGCAGCCGCAACTGGCACGCTTGCCAATACGGTGACGTTCCCCGTCTACCGTCTTAACTTTAGTGTTGCCTAAATGAAGTGGGGACTTCGGTCCCCGCTTCTGCACCTATGGCAGTAATTTACCTTACACATCCTATCCACGGCGCCAAGGTGGCTACGCTGGATATAGAGGCCGATTTGGATGTCCAAAACGGCTGGTCGCGCTACAATTCTGAACCATCGGTTGAAGAAGAAGTCAGCCCCGAACCCTTAGCGCGGCGCGGCCGACGCAAGAAAACCGAAGAATTGACCGACGAAGGAGAGTGACATGGCGACCTACACCGCAGGCGAACAGATTAACCGGGCGTTGCGGCTACTAGGTGTGCTGGCCGAAGGCGAAACGCCCTCGGCGGCCATGTCTCAAGACTCCCTGATGGCGCTCAATCAGATGATTGAGTCGTGGAACACGGAGCGCCTGTCAGTCTTTGCCACCATCGACCAGATCGTCAACTGGCCGACTGGCTCAATCAATGAAACGCTTGGCCCCAGCGGCTCGCTGGTGCGTCTAAACGGCACCGCTGTCCGTCCTGTATTGGTGGACGATGCCACGTACTTCAAAGACCCCGGCACGGGCGTTTCCTACGGCATCAAGCTGATCAACCAGCAGCAGTACGACGGCATCGCGGTCAAGACCGTGACCTCGACGTTTCCGCAGGTGATGTTCGTTAACAACACCTACCCGAACTTTGACATCTACATCTACCCGCGCCCGACGCGGCTGCTGGAGTGGCACTTCATTAGCGTGGAAGTGCTGACGCAGCCTGCTACTTTGGTCACGGAAATTTTGTTTCCGCCAGGCTACCTGCGGGCCTTCACGTACAACTTGGCCTGCGAGATCGCGCCGGAGTTTGGCGTGGAGCCTTCGCCTCAAGTGCAGCGTATTGCCATGACCAGCAAACGCAACTTGAAGCGCATCAACAACCCTGACGATGTGATGTCGATGCCGTACTCGCTGATTGCGACGCGCCAGCGGTACAACATCTACGCGGGTAACTATTGATGAAAACGCCGATTCTAGGTTCCAGCTATGTGGCCCGCAGCGTCAATGCTGCGGACAACCGCATGGTCAACATGTACCCGGAACTTGTGCCCGAGGGCGGCAAAACCTCCGCTTTTTTGTCGCGTTGCCCTGGCTTGCGCCGACTGGTTGCGGCCGGCAGTGGCCCGATACGGGGGCTGTGGGCGCTCAAAGAATACCTGTACGCCGTTTCGGGCGATACTTTTTACCGGCTCAGTTTGATCGGCACCTCGACGCGCTGGCGCATTGAGGCTTTGGGCACCGTTTCTGGCAGTGGCCCTGTGTCCATATCGGACAACGGCACCCAGATTTTCATCGCCTGCAACCCTGAAGGTTTCATCTACAACTCGACCACTGAAGTGTTCGCCCAGATCACCGACCCGGATTTTCCCGGCGCGGTAAAGGTGGGCTACCTTGATGGTTACTTTGTGTTTAACGAGCCAAACAGTTCGCGGGTGTGGGTGACATCGCTGCTGGACGGCCTGTCTGTTGACCCGCTTGACTTTGCCAGCGCCGAAGGTGATCCAGACGGTTTGGTGTCGCTGATTGTTGACCACCGCGAGGCGTGGCTGTTTGGCACCAACTCGATTGAAGTTTGGTACGACGCGGGGCTGCCTGACTTCCCGTTGCAGCGCATCCAAGGCGCGTTTAACGAGATCGGCTGCGAAGCCCCTTACTCGGTTGCCAAACTCGATAACGGCCTGTTTTGGTTGGGTTCTGACGCTCGCGGGCGGGGCATCGTCTACCGCTCCAACGGCTACACTGGCCTGCGTATCTCCACGCACGCGATTGAGTGGCAAATCCAGCAGTACGGCAACTTGTCAGATGCAATTGGGTACACCTATCAGCAAGACGGCCACGCCTTCTACGTGCTGATTTTTCCGTCGGCGCAGACCACTTGGGTCTACGATGTTGCCACTCAAGCCTGGCATGAGCGGGCTGGCTGGTCTAACGGCAACTTTGTGCGCCACCGTTCTAACTGCCAAGTCGTTTACAACAACGAAGTTATTGTTGGCGATTTTGAGAACGGCAACATCTACGCGTTTGACCTAGACGTCTATTCCGACAACGGCGACATTCAAAAATGGCTGCGTTCGTGGAGAGCGTTGCCGCCCAACACAAACACTCTCAAGCGAACCGCGCATCACAGTCTGCAGATAGATTGCGAATCGGGCGTCGGCACCAACACGGGCCAAGGCAGCAACCCGCAGATGATGCTGCGCTGGTCTGATGACGGCGGTCATACGTGGTCTAACGAACACTGGACTTCTGTCGGTAAGATCGGCGAGTATTACCGCCGCGTCATCTGGCGGCGCTTGGGCATGACGCTCAAACTGCGTGACCGTGTGTATGAGATTTCGGGCACTGACCCTGTCAAGCTGGCTATCATGGACGCCGAATTGATCGTGTCGCCGACCAATGCCTGAACAGCAAAACATCACAAACATACCGTCTAACCGTGTCGAGATCATTGATCCGCGCACGGGGATGGTGTCGCGTGAGTGGTATCGGTTCTTTCTGAATCTGTTCAACCTCGCTGGTGGCGGCGGCAACCAGACATCGTTAGACGACCTGCAAATTGGCCCCCCGCCCCAGCCAGATTCTGGTGGCGGCAGTGGCACGGTAACTTCCGTCAACATGACGGTGCCTACGGGCCTGTCGGTGTCGGGCAACCCGATCACTACTTCGGGCACGCTGGCCGTTACTTACTCTGCCGGGTACTCCATCCCCACTACCGCAAGCCAGACAAACTGGGATACGGCCTACTCTGAGCGTTTGCAATGGGACGGCGGGGCTACCAATCTTGTGGCAGCTACAGGCCGCACGTCGCTTGGTGCGACTACGGTCGGCGGTAATTTTTTCACGCTGCCCAACCCCAGCGCGATCACGTTTGTCCAGATCAATGCGGACAACACCATCACTACGATGGACGCCCCGACGTTCCGCGCCGCGATTGGCGCCGGTACGGGCGGTGGATCGGTCACTTCAGTTAGCGGTACGGGCACGGTTAGCGGGTTAACCCTAACAGGCACTGTCACCACTTCAGGCAGCCTGACGCTAGGCGGCACGCTTGCCGTCACGCCGTCTGACTTTGCTTCTCAGACCGCCAACACGTTCTTGGCTGCCCCGAACGGGTCTGCGGGCGTGCCGACATTCCGCGCGATTGTTGCGGCGGACGTACCTACGCTGAACCAGAACACCACTGGCACGGCAGCTAACGTCACAGGCGTGGTGGCGTTTGCAAATGGCGGCACGGGCCAGACAACGCGCCAAGATGCAATGGATGCGCTGGCTGGCGCCGTCACTAGCGGGCAATACCTGCGGGGCAACGGCACCGACGTAGTGATGTCCGCTATCCAGGCGGCTGATGTCCCCACGCTGAACCAAAACACCACAGGTTCTGCCGCCACGCTGACTACGGGCAGAACCATCTCTATTTCGGGCGATTTAACTTACACCAGCCCAAGTTTTGATGGTTCGGCCAACGTAACTGCGGCGGGTACGCTGGCCACTGTTAACGCTAACGTAGGCAGCTTTACAAACGCTTCAATTACCGTTAACGGTAAAGGCTTAATTACTGCGGCTTCTAGCGGTACTGCGCCGGTCACCAGCGTCACGGGCACTTCGCCTGTCGTGTCCTCCGGCGGCACGACGCCTGCGATTAGCTTGGCTTCTGGCTACGGCGACACGCAAAACCCCTACGCCAGCAAGACGGCAAACTATGTTTTGGCTGCGCCCGACGGCTCGGCTGGTGTGCCTACGTTCCGCGCCATTGTGGCGGCGGACATCCCAACGCTCAACCAAAACACTACCGGCACCGCCGCCAACGTGACTGGCACAGTGGCCATTGCCAACGGCGGTACCGGCCAAACGACAAAAGTCGCAGCATTTGACGCGCTGTCTCCATTAACCACCAAAGGCGACATAATCGGTTTTGATGGCACGGACAACGTTCGGCTGGCGGTGGGCACAAACAACCAAGTGCTCACGGCCGACTCGACGACGGCCACGGGCCTTAAGTGGGCCGCTGGCGGCGGCAGCAACATCACGTCGCTGGGCTTGTGGGAGAATAACGCCACGATTTCAGCCAACTACTCGATCACTTCGGGCAACAACGGGCTGTCCGCTGGCCCGGTCACCGTGGCTTCCGGCGTTACTGTCACGGTGCCCACCGGCTCGTCGTGGGCTGTCGTTTAAGGAACTGATATGACCGTCACAGCACGAAACCTGGTGCCTGCCAAGCTGGTGGAAGACACCCAAACCACTCAGTACATCGTGCCTAGCAACGCCACCGTCACGATCATCGACAAGTTTACGGCTACAAACGTTAGTGCTAGTACGGCTACGATCAGCGTAAATTTGGTGACAGGCTCGGGCGTTCCTGGCGACAACAACTTGATTACTAAAACTAAAAGTCTAGCCGCTTCTGAGGTCTACACGTTCCCCGAGCTGGTCGGGCAGATTCTGCCGACCACGGCGTACATCTCGACCATCGCCAGCGCTGCAAGTGCGATCAACATGCGCGTCAGCGGGCGCGAGGTGACCTGATGCAATTGGCTTGCGAAAAACCGTTTGATCTTGCGGTCGTCACGCCTGACAAGGTGTTGGCACTGCAAGATGAACTCTTAAAGTTGCCGCAGGCTAACATCATCACAGAGCACATTTTTAAGCCCGGCGTTTACGAACGTAAGATCACAATCCCGCCGTGGACGGTGCTTACCGGCGCGGAGCACTTGACTGACTACAAGGTGCGTCTTGAAGCAGGCACGATTGCGGTCAATACCGACGACGGCGTAAAAGTCTTGACTGGCCCGCTGGAGTTTAACGCCAAAGCCGGGATGCAGCGCGCAGGCCGCGTTTTTGGTGATGAGGTGGTTTGGGTGGATGTCTACCCAAATCCTGACGATTGCACGGATTTAGCCACTTTAGAAGCGCGGCTGTATGTTGTGCCAGATTGTGGCCTTGCCGACAGTCGGACCGAAGTTCAAAAAGCCAAAATTGACTACGGGGCATTTCTTTACCAGATGGGCATGTCCCAAGACGAAATGGACAAAATTGTCCACATCGAATACGATCTGATGCAAATGCCGGATGGCGTATTTGCGGAGTTGCGCGAGTCACCGATTCACGGCAAAGGGCTGTTCGCGACCAAAGATTTTGAAGTGGGTGAGGTGGTGTGCCCAGGGCGTCTGGAAGGTAAAAGAACTCCCGCCGGGCGGTTTATCAACCACTCACCCACCCCCAACATCGTGCCCGAAAAAGTCGGGGACGACATTTATGCGGTAGCAGTGCGTAAAATACAAACGGGTGACGAGCTGCTTGTAGATTACAGAGCGTCCATGCGGGTTAATTTTGGCCTTGCATTAGAAGGAGAATTGTCATGTCTGGATGGGTAGCTGGTGCCGTTGTTGGCGGCGCTCTAATCAGTAGCAAGGCTTCTAGTAAAGCCGCAAGCGCGCAAGCGGCCGCGACCGAAAGCGCAGCAGCGCAGTCTACGGAAGCCGCTAACCGCGCCGCAGACCTTCAGTACCAGCAGTTCCGCGAGGGTGTTGCGCTGCAAGAGCCGTGGCGCCAAGCGGGCATTACTGCGCTTAACAGACTAACCCCGCTGGCAACGGAATACACGCCGTTTTCATACGACGAATTCACAAAAGACCCTGGCTACGCGTTCCGTTTGTCCGAAGGCCAGAAGGCGCTGGAGCGATCAGCAACGGCGCGCGGCAACTTGTTGTCTGGCGGCACGCTCAAAGCGATTACGCGGTACGGCCAAGACATGGGTTCGCAAGAATACCAAAACGCGTTCAACCGTTACCAAGCTGAACGCACTGCTCGACTTCAGCCGCTGCAATCGTTGGCTGGCGTGGGCCAGACGACGGCGCAACAAATGAGCACTGCGGGCCAGAACCTCGCATCTAACCTGGGCAACATTTACACCAGCAACGCTGCCAACGTGGGCAACCTGATGACTTCCGGCGCTGCTGCGCGCGCCTCGGGCTATGTGGGTGGCGCCAACGCACTGACGCAAGGGTTGGGCACTTACCTGAACTACTCCCAAGGTCAGAACATGCTTAACGCGCTGCGACCAGGCAGCGCGTATCAAACGCCGGGGTACGGCGGCGGCATATACGGCGGCGGATTTGAAAACTACGCCGCCATGAGCTAAGGAGTTTGCATGCCTATCAATCCCGCAATCGCAATGGGCACTCGCGGCATCGAACTTGCCGACCCGTTGGCGCAGTACGGCCGTGTGGCTGCGATCCAGAGCGCTCAACAGCAAAACCAACTGGCCCAGTTGCAGATGCAAGAGTACGCCCGAGGCCGCGAAGAAGAACAAGCTATTCGCAACCGCCTTGCTGGAGGTGCTTCGCTTGAGGACGCTGAGACGCGCAATTTCCTGCTCAGTTCCAAATCTGGCCGCGACATTCTTCAGCGCCAAACTGAACTGCAAAGAGCAAGTACCGAGGAAGCTGCTCGTCGTGCCAAACTAATGGCCGATACTGAAAACATGTACCGCAACATGGCAAGTCAGATCGGCAGTAAACAAGACGCTGCCGTGTTCTTGCGGAACATGGTCAATGATCCGGCGCTCAAAGGTTCGCCCATCTCGCAAATTCCGCTAATGGATCAGGTCGCTCGTATCCCTGACGATCCGCAAGGGCTGGATAACTGGATCAAACAGTTTGCAATTGGCTCGACCAAGTGGGTTACTGAGAACAAGCCAGTCACTTTTGCTCAAGATACGGGCGCAGGCGGTCGTTTGATGTCGCGTCCGGGGTTGGGTGGTGCAGCCACCGTGGTGCCTGGCAGCGAATTTACCAAAGCGCTGGCGCCGGGCGAAGCACAAAGGTTGCAGAACGAGGCGGCTCGTATTAGACAAGAAGGCCAACGCCTTGGCCTCGAAGGCCGTCGTGTTACGGTGCTGGAAGAAAATGCGCGTCGGGATGCTGACCCTGCGTTCCAGCAACGTATGGCAACCGCGCGCGCGACTGGCGAAGCAATTGCCAAAGGCGATGTTGCGGCGCAGCAAGCGTTGCCAAGAGTCATCAGCCGCGCCGAAGAAGGCTTGCGTCTCATCGACGAAATGGTCGGCAAAAAAGAAGTGCTCGACGCAAACGGCAAAGTCGTTCAAGCAGGCACAAAACCCATGAAAGGCTTTCAAGGCGCCGTGGGCGCTACTTGGCTGCCTGGCGCTCGGTTTATTCCCGGCACCGACGAGGCCAACTTCATGGCGCGATTTGAGCAGCTTAAGGGTGCGTCGTTCCTTGAGGCATTTGAATCGCTCAAGGGCGGTGGTGCTATCACGGAAAAAGAAGGTGAAAAAGGCACTAGCGCCATCAATCGAATGTCTATTTCGACGGACGAGAAAGAATTTATGTCGGCCGCGCGCGATCTGCAAGAAATCATCCGCAAAGGCGTCGAAAACGCTCAACGCAGAGCTGGCGGTGCTGCTGCGCGAGGCGCGCCGGCGGGCGGTGGTGTGGACACAAACAACCCGCTGCTCAAGTAAGGAAACGACATGGCAGACCTCGCCTCGATCCTTACAGACCCTAACTACGTCAACGCCAACGAGGCGACCAAGCGGGCGATCTTCGACAAGTTCTCGGCGCAAGACACCAACTTCACCAGCGCCAACGCCGCCACGCAGGAGGCGATTCGCGTCAAGTTTGGTGTGCCAGCGCTGCCGGCTTTGCAGCCTGCGCCTGCGCCCAGCGGTATTCCTGGCCCCCGTCAAGAACTGACCACGGGCCAGCGCATCTATCAGGCTGTGCGTCCCTACGCCGCGCCGATTGTCGAAGGGTTGTCAGCGGCTGGCGGTGCGGTGCTAGGAACCGCTGCGGGCGTTCCAGCCGGCCCCGTGGGCATGGCAACGATGGGCGTTGCCGGTGCTGGCGTTGGCTACGGCATCGGTAAAGAAGCTCTTGAGCTGGCCGACGTCTACTTGGGCGGCAAAGCCCCGCGTCAAGGTGCGGCGCAGTTTGTTGAGCCTGCCCGCAACGTGCTGGAAGGCGCTACCTTTGAAGCCGGCGGCCGCGTCGCTGGACCGCTGATCGCCAAGGGCGTCGGTAAGGTCATGGACCTTCGCAACATACCGGCGAACAAAGCCGCCGACATCGCTCGCAACGCCCTTGGCCCCGATCTGCCCGCAGTGCTCAACGCCCTCAAGGCTGCACAAGGCCAAGGCGTCAGCGCAGCGCAGGCTACGGCAGGCATTAATAGCCCGACCTTCCAAGCCTTGATTGACCGGGCCACGGCCCGTGACCCGCGCTTCCTTGAGGCGCTCAAGGCATCTCAAGGTGACGTGTCGCTAAACGCTCTGGCTAAACTGGCCGGCGGCGCTACGGCGGCAGAAACGCGTGCCACCACGGAAGCGGCCAAGAACGCCCTTAACGTCACCCAAGGCCCGGTGCGTGAGGCGGCGCTAAACCGCGCCAACTTGGGCAAGGCCGTGGCCGACTACGAAACGCAAGCGGGCAAGTTGAGCGCCGAAGCGGCGACTGAAGTCGCCAACGTGCGCCGGCTGATTGAAGCGGGCAACTTGGCTGAAGCGGCTGGTCGGCTTGAGCTGATCAAAAAGGGCGTCCCCGTCGGCTTTACCAAGTTCACCTACAAGGGTGAGCTGGCGAAGATGGCTGACGATTGGGCGTCTAAGGCCGCTGACGCCTCGCTCGATCTGGGCCAAGGCGCTCGGTTCGCCCAAGGCGCCGCTGACGCTCTGCGCTCTGCCGGCATCAAGCCGCTCAAGGGCGATCAGGTCATCGGCAGCGTCCGCGCGATTGCCAACAACCCTGAGTTCGCCGGCAACGACCTGCTTTTGGGCGCGGTCAAGAACGTCGCGGACGACATCGCCAAGTGGACCGACAGCGGCGGCGTTATCGATGCCAAAGCGCTGGACGCCATCCGCAAGAACTCGATCAACGCCGCGATCCAGCAACTGCGCCCTGGCGTGGATGCCACGACGCAGCGCAATCTGGCGGCCGAGGTGATGACCAAACTCAAGCCCACGCTGATCGACGCCATCGAATCGGCCGGCGGTACGGGCTACCGCCAGTACCTAGCTGACTACACCAAAGGTATGCAGCAGATCGCCGAGCGCAAACTGACGGGCGAGGCCATGCGGCTGTGGAAGACGGACAAGGATGCGTTTGTCCGCTTGGTGCAAAACGAGTCGCCCGAAGTCGTTGAGAAGTTCTTGGGGCCGGGCAGCTACAACATCGCAACGGAACTGAGCGAAGGCGCTCTGTCTGTGCTGCGCGAGCAGGCTCAAAAGCGCCTGACGGAAGTGGCCGTCAAAGGCCAGGTCAGCGCCGGCCAAGATGCGCTCAAGCAACTGCTGCTGGACAACACGTCCAAGCTGCGCCTGCCCTCGTACCTGAGCGCGGTGGCTGCCACGACCAACAAGGCGCTGAACATCTTGGAAAACAAGATAGGTGCTAAGACGATGACCACGCTGACCGAGGCGCTCAAGACGCCCGAAGGCGCGGCCAACCTGCTGGAGCGTCTGCCGGCTGAAGAACGCAACCGCGTGCTGGCGTTGATCTCGGACCCTAGCAACTTTGGAAAAGCCGGTAAAGCCGTTGCCGCCGCGCGTACCGGAACAATCGCGGCGGG